TCAAAGGTTTGGAAGACGCCGAGATGGTTAACATGCAAGACCTAAATGTTAACCACGGGCTACTCGCAACAAAAGATATGCTTTGGCATGAAGCTATGGACCGTCTGCCAGAAAGAGACAGGGCCTATATAATCGCGCTGCTTCGGCGTGGTGAACGATTTAACGGGACGCCCCGTATCATAGTGTCCACGATTCACGGCACCAAAGGCGGAGAGGCCGACAACGTTGTAGTGTTCTCGGACATTAGCGCAGCGGCTCAACAAGATATGACCGAAAGACCCGACGATATGCACCGCGTGTTCTACGTTGCCGTCACGCGGACCCGAGAGCGTTTGTTTATTATCGAAGGCGAAAACTTAAACAGGAGTTACGACATATGAGCCGAGAACAGTTTATCCAAACAGAAATAGAACGAGCCTTTGAGGCTGCAGATGATGATTGGAAAAAGCAATACTTTGAGAATGCCGTTAAGTTCTTACAGAAGAATAGGTATTTAGAGGGGGGTCACTTGTGCGCTTTTTGCAGAGAACAAGGTATGCCTGACCCGCATCACCATAACGTATGGTGTTCTATGGTTCGTGTTTTAAACCAATATGGCTGGATCACAAAGATAGGGAAAATAAAGCCTACCTGTAAACACACGCATATCCACGAAGTTACTGAATGGGAAAGCAACTTGTTCCGATGAACTGTTGGCACTGTGGGACAGAATTAATTTGGGGCGGGGATCACGATTGTGAGGATAATGAAGAGTTTATTATGGTCACTAATCTTAGCTGCCCCAACTGTCAGTCGTTTTTTCTGGTTTATTTGCCTGAAACAGAAAATGGGGGAGTTTCCCCCGATGGAAAGGTTTACGAATGAATTGGTGGGAAAACTTAGAGTTGATGCGGCGTTTATTTAAATATGACCCCAAAACGGGTTTGATTTATGCGCGGGAACGTTCGCCACAAGATTTTTACGACACAGGGAGCGGTAGCTCGTTTGTGAGTGCTGAAGGGGCGGCTATAAAATACAACATAGAACGCAGTGGACGTTTAGCTTTCAACAGGATTTTTAGAGGCAAGAGGTCAACTTGTAATTATTTTAGGGGAGCTTCTGCGTATCGGGGCGTTCAAAAGACGTTATTCGCGCACCGCGTTGCTTTCTTTTTATATCACGGGCATTACCCTAAATGGCCTAACTCTATCGACCATATCAACAGGGATGGATGCGACAACCGCATTGAGAACCTACGAGAAGTTACCGCAAAGGAACAGTCTGCTAACACCGGACTGAGCAAGGCAAACACTTCCGGCGTTAAAGGCGTAAGCTTTTTAAAGGGCCGGAATAAATGGAGAGCTTCTATTAACCTTGAAGGCAAAAAAGTAAACCTCGGTACGTTCAACACTCTGCAAGAGGCAGTGACTGCAAGGCAAGTTGGAGAAAAACAATGAGCGAAGATTTCAACATTAAAATATCGGTTAGAAACGGCAGGTTGTTAAAAGCAATTAGGGCTCGTTACGCTTCAGTGGCTGATTTAGCCCGTAAATGTCACCTTCATCAAACCAGAGTAAACAGTTTGGTTACCATGACGGTAAAGCCCTTTAACAAAAACGGTTGGACCGATTTAGCCTTGGACGTTGCAGCAATGGTTGGTAAAGAGCCCGAGTACTTATGGCCTGACCACCTTCGTGAGTTAAAATTAGCCAGATCAACATCTGAAACAGAAGTTGGTTTAGACAGTGTTAAAAAAATAATTCAAGACGGAACTTCCGAAAAATCTTTGTCTCAAATAAGTGCTATATCAACGTTATCTAAAACACTGACCCCGAGAGAACGGCAGTGCTTGGCGATGCGTTTTGCGGTAGGCCATACTTTAGAGGAGACTGCCCGAATATTTGGTGTTTCAAGGGAGAGAGTGCGTCAGTTAGAAGCCAAAGCTATTCGAAAAATGAAAAAACAAGCCAGCCTCGCGGGCTACCGTGTTCAAGGCGCTCGGCACGGACAGTTGAAGTTTGAACCAAAAGCTAGAACGCTTATAAGAACGGTTCAGGAGCGAACAACCAGCAAAGGTTTGGACCTTCTCAATGATTAATCGAAGGGAGGCTTACGAAAGATTAGAAAACCTTTTAAAAAAGGCAATGGACCCTGCCTGCTCCCCCGCAGAAGCTCAAGCGTGTAAGGCAAAGGCGGATAAACTAGCCGCGGAACTAGGTATTAAACGACGTAAAAAGAAACGTAAAGAAAAGTTGTTTGTAAAAGGACTGTACACAAAAGCCCCGCAAGAAAGCTCTCCTGAATGGGTGATGTTCACTTTAAATATTAACCGCGTAGAACTAATTAATTGGCTTTTAACAAGCGGTGACTCAGAGTGGATTAACGCTCAAGTGTGCAAAAGTCGCGGCACGGGAAACTTTTACGCAGAAGTAAATCAATGGGAAGACGTAAATACATGAAAAAAGAAGAAATACTAAAAAAAAGTGCAGAGTTAGTGACAGGCAACCGTGCAAAAGACTACGGTGACGCGCTAGAAAACTTTGACCGTATCGCCACAGGGTGGAACGTAATTCTAAACGGGGCAATAGCCTCGCATGGATACCTAACCGCACAGCACGTTGCGCTTATGATGGATTGGGTTAAAACAGCAAGACTACTAAACACCCTAGACCATGAAGACTCATGGATCGACAAGTGCGGATACAGCGCAATCGGTGGGTCTTTTTCGGGAGAAAAAAGTGAGTAATCTAACAGTAGGCAGCGCGTCCCTTTTATCCGAATGGGTGCCACCGCACGAACTGCCAGACCTAACACACGCCAAAACAATCGCTATCGACGTGGAAACCAAAGACCCGAACCTTAAAAAGATGGGCCCCGGATGGGCCAGAGGTGACGGGGAAGTGGTAGGATACGCCGTGGCAACCACCGAGTGGGCCGGATACATCCCCATCAGGCACCAAGGCGGCGGTAACCTAGACGAAAAACAAGTTAACAAGTGGCTCAAAAAGATATTCGACTGCCCCGCAGATAAAGTCATGCACAACGCTCAGTATGACCTCGGCTGGATCAAGCGCATGGGCTTTGATGTAAAGGGCCGTGTGATCGACACGATGGTTGTGGCGTCCCTGCTTGATGAAAACCGTAGAAGCTTCAGTCTCAACAACCTCTGTTACGAACTACTGGGCATAGCCAAGTCAGAAAAACTATTAAACGCCGCCGCGGTGGAGTTTGGGTTCGATGCCAAAGCAGAAATGTGGAAGATGCCCGCAATGTTTGTCGGGCCTTACGCACAGAACGATGCAGAGATTACGCTTAAACTGTGGGACTACCTGTCTGTACAGGTGGGCGAAGAAAACCTTGAGGGCGTTACAGAACTCGAATTGGACCTCCTGCCCTGCCTTGTAGACATGACGTGGCGCGGTATCCGCGTTGATATGGACAAAGCTGAAATAACGAGAAACGCAATCCTTAAGCGCGAGAAGGAAGTCCACAAAGAAATAAAACGTATCTCCGGCTGCGACATAGAAATCTGGGCGGCGGCGTCTATTGCCAAAGCCTTCGATAAAATGGGCATAGAATACTTTAAAACAGAAAAAGGCTCTCCGTCCTTCACCAAGAAGTTCCTGTCAGAACATCCCGATAAGTTACCTAAACTGATCGTAGAAGCGCGGAACCTCAACAAAACGTCCGGCACGTTCATCAACAACATCCTGACCTTCTGTAACTCAGATGGACGTATACACAGTCACATAAACCAAATCAGATCGGATGACGGCGGTACTGTATCAGGGCGGTTCTCCATGAATAATCCCAACCTACAACAAATTCCCGCCCGTGACCCTGAGATAGGACCAATGATCCGGTCCCTGTTCCTGCCAGAAGAAGGCGAACAATGGGCCGCTATCGACTACTCCCAACAAGAACCGCGCATCTTGGTTCACTACGCACACGTATTTGGTAAAAGCCAAAACAGAGTGCTAGGGGGCGTCACAGAGTTTATACAAAGCTACAATGACGATCCGCGGACCGACTTCCATACGATGGTGGCAGAAATGGCGGGCATCCCGCGTAAACAAGCGAAGACCGTGAACCTCGGTATTATGTACGGCATGGGCGTGGGTAAGCTGGCGATTGAGCTTGATCTGCCCGAGGAACAGGCCAGAAGCCTAATCAACCAGTACCATGAGCGGGTGCCGTTTGTAAAAGAACTGATGAAGGGTGTACAAAGTCACCTTAGTCAGAAAGGAAGCCGAGGCCATGTACGGTCCCTACTAGGCCGGAAGTGTCGGTTTGAGTTGTGGGAACCAAAGCAGTTTGGAATGTTTAAAGCTCTGCCGTTCGAGCAAGCCGTACTAGAACACGGCAAGCACACCCCGCTAGTCAGAGCGTACACCTACAAAGCACTCAACAGGCTGATCCAAGCGTCCGCCGCGGACATGACCAAGAAAGCTATGGTCGATCTGTACCGAGAAGGTTATCTGCCGATGCTGCAAATACACGATGAACTGGCTATGTCAGTAAAGTCCCGAGAAGAGGCCGAAAAGGTTGCACTAATCATGCAAAATGCTGTACCCTTGGAGTTGCCAAGCCTTTGTGACGTTGAGTTGGGTCCGTCATGGGGCGAAGCAGTATAGTCTGCTCTTCAACTCCCCCGCTTTGGTTCAGCAAGGCGGGGGTTTTTTGTTGTGTATCAAGTGTTTATCCTATATAGTCCCAGAAACTCGCACAAAGGCGCATAAGATGGATACTACAAAATGGAAATCAGTCCTCGTTCCGGTCGAAGTTTACCGAGAACTGAAGATTTTATCGGCTATCGAAGGCCGCACAATCAGCGGACAGCTACGCTTTATGTTTGACCAATACAGCAACCTGAAGTCCGTCCGAAATAAGCTGAAGCAACACTACGAAGAAGCTTGACCACTCCCATATTATCGCGTATGTAATATGTATCTCCTCATGAGATATTAATGTTTGTTCTCCAATAAACATGGAACCCTCACCGAAATACCCGCGGTGAGGGTTTTTTCTTGTCCGATTAATCACGCTAACGACGTTAGCGTGACGGATTTAAATCAGCATTTATTATCCGTACTTGACTATCTCGTATAGTTGGTTTATCTTAGCTTTACTCAACCAAAGGAGAACAAACATGCTTGAGTCACGCTTTCTTGATAAAGCAGCCGCAACAGAACTGCTTAGTAATAACTGGCATAAAAACCGTAAAATCCACAGAGGTATTAAAGATCAACACGTTAAAGACCTCGCGGCAAAGATTACACAAGGCCGCTGGGTTGTAGACGCAATGGAAACGCCTATTCTAATTGATACAGACGGTATTTTATATAATGGTCAAAATAGATGTATGGCTGTAATTCTCGCTGACCAAGGTGTGGTGGTGCAGTGCCGTATAGAGACGCCGGAAGAGTGCCAAAGACTGTACGCGTCTCTGGACCTCGGCAAAGCCAGAACAATCGCAGACATTACAGGCTTAAATCAAAGCAACATAGTGCAGCCCATCCTGTACCTCATGCGCTGCGCGGGCCTTGAGGGGCGTCTCAAAGACGAAGCCGTCGTATCGCGGATCGCGGATACTTACATGGGAGATATCCTGCGCCACTTCGATCAGAACACCCGCTGGGTAAAAAACAATCGGTGCTTTAATTCTGTTCAATTTAAGGCCGCAATGGCGTACTGTGTTCACAGGCGGGTACTGCCCGATTACGAAGCTATCTCGGTGCTTGAAATGTTGCAGAATAACAAAGACTACCACTGGCCTTCCATGTATTTAAATTATCGCGAACAAATCATGTTTCCAAACGGTAAGCTAAATACTAGCGGTAAGAACGTAGCAAACGATAAGTTCTGCCGAGGCGTTTATCTGATCGAACGGCGCATGAAACATCAAAGCAAGATTCAAATATCCAGCGGCTTTCTGGATGACCTCCATTCAGACGTTCGCCGCGTGATCCGAGAGGCTGCTGCCGAATGAGTTATAAGATAGAAAAAAACATCCCCCTTCCCGCGTCACAGCGGAAAGGGAAGTTCGCTATCCTAGAGGATTTGGAAGTTGGAGACAGCTTCCACGTTGCAGATGTAACCGCGCCAGCGGGCATTTATTCAAAAGCAGAAAGCCTCGGGATTAAAGTAACCGTCAGAAGCATCCTACATCATGGCGGCGGCTTCAGAGTTTGGAGAATCGAATGAGCGACAAAGCTTGGCATATCAGCTACCTGTCCGCTATCATCGGACCGTGCGCCGCAACA